GTTTCAGCTGTGACAGGTGATGATTTCTGGTCCGTAGATATTGGGCTGCCTGTAGGCTGAAATCCAGACTCCGTAATTTGTCCGGGGGTTAGGGTTCCGACAACCGGGTCCATCATGTGCGGAACGCCGCCAATGTTTACAACCTTTTTCGACTCGTATCTTACAAGGTCGTTAAAATCGTTGGTTTGACCGTAAGTCTGCAATGACTCTGGGGTAAAGTCGCCAGGCTGGACTTTGCCAAAGCCTGGCCCGCTTGAGCCGCCGCTTTCAAACATGGCCCCGTACTCTTCGTCAGACGCAATGCCAGCATACCCGGCACGCATGTTCTTTAAAGCTGCCTCCGGGTTTTCTTGGAACATCCGAAAGTCAGATGCCATGGTGGACGGCTTGCCACCAAATTGCCTGACCTGACCGATGCCCTCTTGAAGATACCGACCGGCATTCTGTGGATCTGAAAGCGCTTTACGATACGTGTCCTTGGCTATCCCTTCTGTCTGCTCGTTAGTGAAGCCAAACATATCAGTCATGGTTTTTGCGATTTCAGGATATTTAATAGCCGCCTCTCGAATCTTGCGAGGGTTGCCCGACTGCATGGCCTCGGTCGCCGCTTGCTTTGCTGCCGCTTGATACGCCTGCTGATCCTGCTTCTGGCGGTTGTCGCCAATCGCTTTAGCGCCCTCTCTCCAGGTGCTGCCGTAGTCTGCGGGCTGTACGTAAAACTCCCGATTAGCCATTAACCACCCCCGAAAGCGCTGGCGATGTTAGCCGCAAGCATGCTAAAGAAATCCCCGTCCATTTCGCCACCAGCGGCGTCTTGCACTGCGCCAGCCGCGTCCACTCGCCCCGGCTGTTGCGGTGCGCCGGGTGTTTGTGACTCAAATGCGTTGGGCTGTTGCTGATTTAATCCCATCAGCCCGGAAAGTTGACCGCCCTGGCCTCCACTTTTGTCATCTCCCATGCTCCAGTCATACTGCGCCGGGGTAACTCGGAATTGGTCACTCTGCATGCTGGCTCTCCATCTTTTTGTAGTCCACTGTCAGGTAGCCGTCACGCTCGCCAATCAGATCAGGGTGCATTGGCTTAACTAGGTCAGCGATAACGCCTTCAGAGCTTCCAGACAGGCCCATGTCCCCGGCTGTATCGTTCCAGTCCCAAGTAAACCAGCTATGGCCGTAGCGCTCTCCCACGTGGTTGATGTTATCTTTCAGCCGGATGTCTGAGAATGCAGCGGCCGCCTTTCCGCCCGTTTGCAAAAGCCCACCAAGGGCTTGCTGTCTAGCATTAGCTCCTGCAACCTGGCCTTGGGCCAACGTCTTGCCGATACCTGCCATACCACCGGCAATCTGGTTTGTGTTTGATGGGATACTAGCCAAGCCCTGAAGTCCGCCCATTGCATTTTGATAAGCGTCAAGCGTGTTGGTTCGTTGGTTATCCGCCAGCATCATTTCTGTGCCACCAGTACGCAAAGCGCCGGTAGCCGATTGATTACGAAGAATCGCCTCTTCCTGTTGCGGGATGTTACCTAGAGTGGCTTGGAACAGGGGATTGGCTCGGATGTTTTGGTCCGCGTCAGGGTCGCCGCCCTCTAGGCCAGCAAGGCCACCCAACTGGCTTATTGCACCTTGCCGGAACTGTTGGGGCAACTCTTCGGTTTCCCGGATGTAGTTCAATGCATTCTGTTGTGCCTGGGCTTGTGTAGAGGCAGCTTGCTCTGAGGCTTTTTGAGCCCCGCGCCCGGTAAGTGCGTTGAATGTATCTTTAACAAAGCTCATGCTTTTGCCTCATATATAATGTGCCTTCTTCGCAATCTGCAAACGGCTGGAACCCTACCTTTCCGATCAGTCTGCCCACGCTTGCTTTGCTAACTTGTGCTATGACCATGATACACCAATCGAACAGCCAAAACACGAACTCCACAAACTTGTCAACGGCTTCTTTGATATAACGAAGCCCGCTCTTATTACTTGCGAAGTGACACGAAGCAGCTTTTCCACGGCGCGAAACCGAGAACAAGACTTTGCAGCCCTCTCGGTTCCATCGAAATACAAGGTGATTTTCGTTGGCAGGCAGCCCCATAAGGTCGCCAGAATAAGGGTAGAAATCTAAAGAGCTATCCATCCTGTATCAGCCCCAGGTTTCGAATTGAACCACATAGATGGTGTATTGGTGTCGATATAAAAGCCGTTTAGATTGGCCTCATAGATTCCGTTAGGGTTGGTGTCTAGGCCCCGCTGTGGTGTCAGTTCTCGGAGCCTGCCCAAGTAGTCATCTATTAGGAACTGAGGCCAGCCAGCGCGCTCTAGGTCGCCATAGCTTACAATGCTATCCTGTCTCATTGATTTCCACCCCTGTCACGCTGTAGATGCCCTTAGAAAAGCCACGTAATCGGATGCCCATCCAGCGGGGATAGTCGCCCAGCCGCCTGAGAATAGTTCTGTGCTGATAGTCACCTTGAGCGCCACGCTTAAGCAGCACTTCAGGACCGTACAGCGCGCCGTCTTTAGTAGTGGAGAAATACACAACATCATCTTCTACGGTTGAATGGCCGGGGGCAGTGACAATCTCTGCCACTTTCACCGTGCCACCTACGCGGACAAGAGGCGTTGCGCAACTCCATTCAACCGCCTCGCCGTATTGAGTGCAGCCACTTTGATCTAATCGTCCGATCCTTGTGCCTTGCTTGTCACCATAGATCCAGCCACTTGCAGAGTCATCAATGTTGCGTGGGTCGTATACACCGTGGATGGCTCGATACACGTCAGCGCCTGAGTTCCAGACGTACCAAATGTTTTCTTGTAGCTTGCGGCTTAGCGTTACGTCATACACCAACACGTTGCGAGGCAGGTGGCAGATAACTAGCCCTTGGTCGCGGGTGTCCCGATACTCAATTTCCATCTTCGCCAGCTCAAAGTCTGAGTACGTGTCGACGATAGAATCAATCTCTTTTGTGCTGATGCCCTGATAACTGTTGGTCAGCAGGTAGAACGATGGGCTGTATTCTTTGGACCCACCAAAGACGACCCATTGTCCGTCACCGATACCGGCCTTGGCGTCCGTCCCTACAATGCCAATAGGGATGGCTGCGTTAGGTATGCGGGCGAAGGGGAACAGCGGTCCAGCGTTGTTATAGAACCGTTCAGTGGTGTATCGGTTAAACACGATCAGTTTATTGTCTGTGGTTTTGTCAACACCTACAATCTCATCAGGCGCAAAGTCAGAGCCTGCCCGCTCGTTAGCATTGAACGCGGCTTCATCGGCCAGCGTCGTGTTCCATAGGTTCTCGCCGTCCGTAAAGATGTAATAGCCGTCAATCCAGCACATATCAATAAAAGGCTCAGCCCCTGCCGGACGTGATACCAGCGTAAGAGTGTCAGAGGCGTAACGGTAATACTCACCTTGTGCGACAAAGGCCACACTGTTAAAGCTGTTATCCATGCGCGCCGGGTTGGCCCCAGGCACTGACACGCCGCCACTGATGTCCGTGGTTACGCCAAATTCATCCAGTGACATGAATGTATCACCGGATAGCCGGTAATGCTCCTTGAAACGATCAGACCAGATAGCCCCGCGATCTACGCCAAAGCCTGTTCCGAAAGTCTTCAGGCCGTCAGCGGTGCGCAGGTAGCCGGTCCATGAGCCAACAGTTTGATAGAAGCCCGACATATTGCGGGGCAGGGTATCCCGCCACTCAGCATCGCTGTCAATGCGTGTGCCTTTAATCAGGGGTAGCTTCATGGTGTGGTCGTCACAGGGTCATCACCCTCATCGGTAAGATAATCCTGATGAGTGACGACGCGATTCTCTGGATGATAATACTTTGGCCCGTAAGTTGTGTTGTTGCCCTGGCCACGCGGGAACCGGCTTGGATACTGGACGCTCTGGATCTCAACGGTGCGGTTTACAATGGTACGCATGCCGGTAGCGGCAAGCCGTGCCATAGAGGGTGTATATTGCTTCTCAAAGTATGTGCAGGCCATCTCAGCAACGGAGTATGTAACTCCCATGATTGCCCAGTCCGGGATGCCTGTTTCTTCAGTGGGGTCAGGCTCACCGTCTGACACGACGTAACCTAGGCGACGGCCCATGGCGTTATGGGATAGCAGCCAGTCTTCGGCCATCTTTAGCGTGTCTTGGACCTCGATAGGGTCGGCTTCACTGGTGCGTGTGTTGACGCCAATGGCCTTTAGGATGCGGTTAGCCAGCTCGGCTTTAGTCATAAGACTCTTCAACCTTCCGGCGAATGGTGTCTACTTTAGCGAGATGATGAGGCTTGCGGCCAAACTTCTGCTCATAGGCCGCAGACCAAACTTCAATATCAGTTACTTCGGCTTCTTCTTGCATTTCTTCGCTGGCTTCTTTTTCATTCCGTACATCAGCAGTCACCTTCAGGTTAGAGGGATTGGAGACCCACCCTAGCTTGCGCAGCTTTGGCTGGTCGGAAGTATTAACAGGTCGCCCATAGACGCCTTTGCTCACCTCTTGGCAGCGTTCATCTGGCTCAGTGGTGTAAAGGTAGATCA